GCCTTCATCAGGCTCCCCCAAGACGACATTGCCATCGCTCTCGGCATGGCACCCGCGACCTTTGAAGAGCGACTTAAGACCGATGATGATCTGCAACATGCTATTAAGACAGGCAAGTCTCGCAGTCGCGTCAAAGTGTTCAAAACTCTTTACGATTCAGCCTTTGGAAGAGAACCAGTCAGAGATGATCACGGGAACATTATCCGAGAGGGAAGGGACCCAGATCCCAGACTCATGATGTATTGGTGTGATACTCAGGAGAGATTTGTTAAGTCCAGTAAACTTGAGCTCACGGGACAAGATGGTGGTCCAATAAAAGTCCAATCTGTGCCGATGACTGAGGCTGAGATTTTAGCTGAGCTCGAAAGAATCGATCAGGTCTTAATTGGAAACTAAAGACCTTCTTGTTCAGAAATTACTTCTCAAACGAGAGCTGCACAAGAGGCAAGCCCGGTACAGGCTCTTGCCTTTCACGACGTACACTTTCCCGGACTATCAGGTGAACTGGCATCATGAGTTAACGTGTAATTATCTGGACGCATTCCTCAACAAAAAGATCAGAAGACTCATGATCTTTGAACCACCCAGGCACGGCAAAAGTGAGCTCACCTCGAGAAGACTTCCAGCCCTTATCCACGGACGATATCCCAATGATGAAATATTGGCCGTCAGTTACAATGCTGAACTCGCTAGTTCCATGACCATCGACGTTCAGCGAATCATGGACAACCCACTTTACGAAGAACTCTTCCCCACGGTGAGAATTGCTAAACACTCAGGTGCTAAGTACAAAAGAACCAGTGATGAGCACGAGATTATTCCCTACCAAGATCCGGTCGACAAACTCTGGCATTGGTACACGGGATCGTACAAATCAGCTGGTGTCGGTGGATCTTTTACTGGTCGAGGTGCCAACTGGTCACTCATTGATGACCCTATCAAAAACCGTGAGGACGCGGACTCAAAAGCTTTCAGAAACATGCTTTGGAGTTTTTACACCTCAACACTTAGAACACGGATGGAGGGTGAGGGAAGTATTCTCATAACACTCACCCGCTGGCACGATGACGACTTAGCCTCGAGACTCCTTCGTCTCGCCCAAGCCGATAAGACTGCGGACCAGTGGGTGGTTCTCAATCTCCCGGCAATCAAAGAACACGAGAGAGACTCTTACGATCCCCGAGAGATCGGTGAACCTTTGTGGCCAGATAAATTCTCCTATCAGGATCTCATGAAGATCAAAGCCATGGGAATGCGTGACTGGTCATCACTTTGGCAACAAGAGCCGACGGTTGAGGGTGGAAACATCATCAAGTCTGATCAAATCAAATATTACACGGTCCAACCAGAGAGATACGACAGAATGATTCAGTCTTGGGATTTTGCCACCAAAGACAAAGCGTCAAGTGACTTTACCGTTGGTCAGGTCTGGGGACAAAAAGGTGCCAACAAGTATCTCGTCGCTCAGTTCAGAAAACGTGCTTCATTCCCCGAGGCAGTCAAAGCCGTTCTCCAAATGAGTAAGGATTATCCACTCGCCCACAAAAAACTGATCGAGGGTAAGGCCAATGGTCCAGCGATCATTCAAACACTTAAGGACTCAATTTCAGGTATGGTCGAGGTCGAGCCCCGTGGGGATAAAGTGGCGAGACTTAACTCGGTGGCACCAGAATTTGAATCGGGCAATGTTTATTTGCCAGACCCATCGATTGCCCCCTGGATCGGCGATTATGTGAAAGAACTCTGTGATTTTCCTGCGGGATCAAACGATGACCAAGTCGACGGAACGAGCCAAGCCCTAGACCATCTCAGACGTGGAGGAATTCTCAGGGCCCCGATCAGTGGTCACGGGTCAGGGACGATTTACTGATCTTGCCCGAACCCGGTTTCACCGTTACCATCAGGATGAATGAAAAAACTATCGACGGGTTTTGTGGGCGGCTGGACCAGACAGGCTGGTGATGCCGCAAATGAAATTGAAGAACGGATGAGTAACCCCAAAGAGTTCTTACCGGACGACGGTGAGCTAGCACCGGGCCAAAATCCCAACAAGTTCGGCTTTGAACAAACCAAACACGACGACTTCAATGACGAGGCCCTCCCGTCCAAATTCAATTCTAAGGTCCAGAAATCTCTCGCCGCCGCGGGAAACGCCAAAGACCAAGCCATGCTTGATGAGCTAGACGCTGAGCAGTATCAAATGAATGTAAAGATCAAACCGATGACCTCTCAGTTCCCGGGTGGTCCGGAGAAGTTTTACCGAAACGAGCATGGACTTTCGGCCAAGAAGAGAATGGCGGTCCATAACCAATTGCAAGAGCTTCTTGAGATGTCTGGTTTGAAGGCCAAAGTTCAACCGATTGGGAACAGAATGGCCATTTCAGTACCCACGATGGACCATGTTGTAAAAATAGTGAATGCACTTCGCCGATCAAAAGTGTTTGATGTGGGGACTATCTTGAAAAACGACAACGGATTTGTCATTCAGGCGACTCACGCCCATTGAAAGGACTTCCATGGCCAAATCACCGGCAGATGATCCCACTATCGATCCCCACGCAACAGATCCCATGAAACTCGGGGATAATGAAAAAGCCCACAAAGAGATCGAACGTCGAATGAGACTCACCGGCAACGAACAACTTCGTTGTAAGGCCCTGCTCGAAGCCAAGGGTGTGAAGGTCATTGAGCTCATCAAAGAAGGCATGAACCTGATCCTCAATCTCCCGGGTCAAGACGTGGCCAAGGCGAAAGCCGCACTTCAGGCCGAGGGCTATGAGATTTACAAATCAACGGTGAATGGCCAAGAGGGTTACATCCTGTTTGAGGCCAAGGGCGATCAGAAGTGAAGATCACTCACATCCTGGCAATAGTCGTGATTACTATTGCCTCTCTTTATGCCCAGGCCGGTTACGTTGACGCCGGAAATATCCAATGCACCATTGGTCCCGGCACCATTGCCAACGGGACCGTTGTGGGAAACATCTCGGGTGGATCAAGTAACGCCGGTGCCGTAGTGCCCAGTGCTCTTTTTGATTCCGTCTTCGGTGGAACACAAGGAGACATTCTCTACCGTGGATCTTCTGTGTGGACGGTTTTGACACCAGGAACGGCCGGTCAATATTTACAAACTGGTGGTGCCAGTGCCAATCCCTCCTGGGGTTATGCCGTCACCTCAGGCACGGCCCCTCTTTCGGTCTCGGGATCGGTCGTCAGCCTCTCGACACCACTGGCCCTCACTTACGGGGGAACCGGAAATACGACGGGTGTTGCGACCAATATCACGGCAACCTCGAACTCAACTCTGACCAGTCTTCCAAACTACATTCCTCAATTGCCGAACAACTCGGCCTACTCAACAACCGCCACCACGATCACGACAACCAATGCTGTGATCTCAGGCATGACCTACACTGCCCCAGCCCTAGGGACCTACCTCGTTACTTTTTCAGGAAACGTGACGGCCGGTTCAAACGCCGGTGCCGTTTTGACAATCGCTATTTACGTTGGCGGATCTCAGAACACCCAGTCTCTCAGAACAATTGAACCTTATAGTTCTGCGGGATTCGCTGTTTTTACAAACTCCACAGCGGTCACCAACGCCGTTTTTACGGCAGCGGCCGGCCAGGCAATCACTATTCAGGGGACCGCAAGTGCCGGAACTTACACGATGGGCGCCCGAGAACTCGATGTTGTGAGGCTGCAATGAGTACAGAACTCTATAACATTGGTGACGTCATCCCGCTCTCGTTCACCAGAAACTTAGGGTCTGGACCAATCACGGGTTTAACGGTTTCAGCAACGGTCACCAATGCAAAAACTGGTGCCGTACTTTTAGCGTCAACCAACTTGAACGAGACGGTTTCTGGCAATGGAATCTATACCTACCTCTGGACCCCGACCGTAACAAGCAAGACAGAATGTGTGATCACCTATAACATCGGTGGGACACAATCATTTACAGAATACATGACCATCGACGACACAGATCTTAGTTCAAGGACGAGCTAAGAAACAAAAAGGAGTTTCAACATGGCGGTTCAGAAGCCCATCAGGATTTTATACCAGTCGAAAAATAAAACTACGGGCCTGACCGACGTCAAAGCCCAGTGTTATTTCAACGGTGTCGCGAAAGCCACCGGATCAGTCGGTTCTCCGATTCTTCTGACTGAAGTCGATTCAACCAACTCCCCCGGTCTTTATGAGTTGGTGATCCCTGCCGCGACTCTCACCACCTGGGGCGCACTACAAGGTCAATACAACTGTGTTGAGGGTTACATCAACTCGGCGACACAACCAGCGAGTGCTCCTTTCCGTGAAGAGGTTACGGTTGCCAACAATGATGATATTGACGTCAAACTTGGAACACCTGCGGGCGCTTCGGTTTCTGCGGACATTGCCGCGGTTCAAACAAAGTTGGGAACTCCGGCCGGTGCCTCGGTTTCTGCCGATATCGCCGCTGTCAAAACAGACACCACGGCAATTCGTGCAGACCTTGAAACTGGATCCTCATCACTCGCCACGATTCTTTCAAACATCCAGTCCCTTCAAAATGCATCAATCGGTAACGGCGTCGGATTTGTTTTGCCCCAGATGCTCATCCCCGTTTCTGGAACAAATACTTACAAAGTCCCGATCACCATCGTTGACAACAACGGTGCATTGATTGACCCCAATACCAACACGATCACCGTCGGTTGTTTAAACGCTGCCGGAACAGATCGCGGTTCTTACTTAGCTGGATCTTCTGGAACTCCGGCGACCGTCGTCGCAACCAGAACATCCGTTGGTCAATATTATGTGACCGTGAATATTCCCACGACTGCAATCGAAGAAGAGTTGGTCTTTAGTTTCTCTTACATCATTGGTTCAAACTCGATGATTCGTTACGGACTCTCTCAAGTCTTGGTTGACGGTGGTGCCGCAGGTTACGCCCTTCAATCGACACTTCTTAGCGTTCAGACCGCAGTCAATACGGCCAATTCAACATTGACCAACTCGACTTACGGTCTCTCTGCACTCGATGCAATTTTGGCCAATGGAACGTATGGTCTCGCGGCCCTTGGCGCGATCTTAGGAAACGGAACTTACGGTCTTAATGCACTTGAGTTGATTTTGACGAACGGAACTTACGGGTTGTCGGCTCTTCAGGCTTTGTTGGGCAATGCGACTTACGGACTGTCGGCACTTCAGGTTCAGGGAGCAACAACTCAGGGTGTCGGATTTACGGCTGGTCAAGATGATCTACACTCGATCTCGACATTTGTGAGAGCAAATATTTATTCCGGCGGCAGAGCCATTTAAGGTTGGACGTTGGGTTATTTGGGAGTTCCTTACAGAATTTTGTATCTGGCAAAAGGGTACAGAAGTGGTCTCACGGACGTCGTAGCTGTCGTCGTGAAACCGAACGGCGGAATGGTCGGTGTTTTTCCCATGCGGGAATTCCCGGCCCCGTTCACTGGTCAATATTATTACGACTACCTCAGTGGACAAGGTGACCCCCAAGGAGAGTATTTCTCTCTGGTCATCTCACCCACTGAGCAGACTCAAGACTCGGCCAGGATTTCTCTTTACAACCCCGTGCCGACCACGATTCAAGCGATCAGTCAGACCCCGGTCGCCGTCTCTGGTCTAGTTAAAACGGGATCAGTCGTGGGGTTTGTTCAGTCAGACGACGTGAGTGGGGCCACTGGAAACAACCCATCTGTTCAAGGTGCCACGGGATCAGTCCAGGCCGTTGGACAAGTGGGTACTGACAATTTAAGTGCATCAGTTCAGAATTCACCTATCATCAATGGTGAAGTCACAACCGGAGGGATTATTTAATGGGATGCTTAGACCCGCAGCCACAAAACGCCGTGATTCAAATCATCAGGGGTGAGGACATCCCCGTCTCGGTAAGGCTCGTTGACGCCGCAACCGGACTTCCTTTTGACCTCACCAACGCCACCGAGATTGCGGCCCTCTTTTTAAACGCCGATGGAACCTACCTGACAAAACTCTTCTCGGCTCAACAAATCTCAATCATCAGCGCCCCAGGGGGTTACTTTCAAATTCAACTCCTAGCTGCAGATACGGCCCTACTCGCTCTCTCGGCCATTCCTGGGTTGTCGAGTTTTGAGGTTCACATCACAATCGCGGGTCTTAAAACCTACGTTCAGTTGATCAATTCCATTCAGGTTATTCAGACACTTTTTCCGTAGGAGTCAGCCATGGCAGGAAAGCCAAGCGAAGGCCAAACGATGTTGGACTGGATCGACGACGTTCCACCCAACATCAAGACCGAACTAAAAAACAGGTACGACGAGCTGACCCACTTGGAACAAGAACAAGTTCAGATGGGTACGGCCGTACCTCAACTCTACGGATCTCTCTCAAGGTTCGTTGCCAACCCGTCCACCGTCTCGGTTGAAACCTTCAAACGAATGCTTGATACCGACGAGACTCTTAATGCCGGGATCAATTTCATGAACCTTGCCATGATTGCCCGGTTTGGTGAGTACATTCATCCGATCCCCAAGATCCAAGCTTTCGTTCGTAAGGCCCTTGAGATGATGGAGGGCTCTTGGCACGAAAACTTAGACGAGATGCTCTCAGCAGAGTGGTCAGGTTTTAGCGTCACGGAGCAGGTGTGGAGATTCGAAGAGGATTTTGACGGGGCCCCTGCGTTTTTGCCAAAGAAGCTTGTGACTTATGCGCCGTTGACCATGGTTTTTGCGGTGAATCGTCACGGTGAGGTTTTGCCTGATGGGATTTTTCAGTACCAAAGGTTCCACAACACTTTCATGAACTCCTACGTTTATGGAATCAACAATGGAGACTTGGATGGATTTCGCCCAGACCTTTATGCTTCTGTCGGTGATTTTCCATACCCTATTCGTATCAGTGCTGATCTCACTTACCTTACGGTCAAGATTCCGAAGGACCACGTCATCCACCTACGAGGTTCAGGAACAGGGAAATTTGATTCGCCTTACGGACGTTCGGTTTTCAGGTCGATCTACAAAAACTGGGTCGCAAAAGACGCCTTCTTAAAAATGTGGGTCATCGCAGCCGATAGGAAGGGAACACCCCTTCTCGCGGGCTGGGCCTCACCCAATGACACGGTTCTTCAAAACAACATGAACAACCCCAATGGTCCCGGTGTTCAGCAGATGCGTGCTGACTTGGCCATGGCGAACACCATGAAGAATCTCCACAACACTTCTTTTGTGGTATTCCCCGGCCGCAAGGATGAGGAGTATTCTCTTGAGGCTTTCCAAACTCAAGGGGACATGAACGTCTTTAAGGACGGTGTTGAGTACTTCAACAAAGCGATCATGCGTGGTCTTCTCATTCCGCCGCTCGTCATGTCGGGTGGGGACGGTGGTGGCGCTTATTCTTTGGGCCAAGAGCACCACAAGATTTTTCGTCAATCAATTGACGGTAAACTAAAACCTTACAAACAAGCGATCCTTCAGCAGTTCATTCGTAAGATCATCGCCTACAACTTTCCTGAGAAGGAATGGCGTGCACAAGGAATCGGTGATTTCATCGTTGAGGAGTTTGATCCTGAGGTGATGGAAAAACTGGCCAATATTTACAACACACTGACCACCGCGGGATTCATGGACCCTTCTGAGCAGGCCGACATGGATCAGGTCAGACAAAAAATGAACCTTAAACCCGGTCTAGCGAAACCCAAACTTCCTCTGATGGGATTTGAAGAACCAGATCCTGCGGAAGAATCGACCGCTGACCAAAAACCAACCGAGCAGGACAATGAGTAAATACGAAGCCACCAAGTGTGAGGGCCCCATCATTGAACCCATGAGTTTTGAGGAGTCCGAAAGGATTCATCAGTCCATGTCCAAAACCATTCTGGGATCCGCTGAAGACTTTAACCGTCTCATGCGATTTTTTGCCCAAGCCACTCAGGCCTACGCAGAGCTGGCCGGTCGCAAAAAAATTGAAGGCAAGGAAGAGGCCTTTAAGTTTTACGCTGGGATGGTGGATGGTTTAAGACTCGCGCAACAAACCATTATCGAATTCGAAGAGAAAACATTTCTTGATCCGCTCACATGAAGTGACTGGGATGGGTTGGTACCTTCCTTGCCGAGTTGGAGTCTCGGGCGGATCACCATTTAGGTGACCATGAAGTGGATGAAGAAATACCAGGCTCACTCCTGGTCCATTCAAGACGATCTCATGAACAGAACCATCAAAATGATGGAGATCATGATGTTGGGGATGCTCGAGAAGATCTCAACTGAGTATCTTGAGACCGGGTCCTACACCAAACCGTCTGATCAACAAATGTACCTGGTTATGGAGAGGTTTTACTCCCAAGTGGTTCACAAAGCCTACGGTGTCAGTCAGGTAGTAAAGCAGGTCCAGGGGTTCAAGCCGCAGAGTGACAAAAAAAAGTTGGGCAAATTACCGTTGGGTATTCCCAATCGACTCCCGCCCTTGGTCAAGTTCTTCTCGAGCAAACGAATGTGGCCAACGATGCAGCGGCGGGGCCGGATCATTGTGGGGAAACTTCAAAAGGCCTACTTTAAGAAGCTTGATCGTAAGTTTGCCGAAATTGGTCCGGCACTTCAAAGAGGAGAAATTTCTCCTGAAGAGGTCAAAAAAGAGCTTCGCGAAGCCTGGAAAGCAACAAAAAGTCGCGTTGAAACCATTTTTCAAACAGAAACGACGAACTACTTCAACAAAGTTCAGGTCAGTTTCTTCAACGATGACGAAGACATTATTGGTTTCTTGTTCCAATCCAATCGCGATAGCTCGACCACAGACATTTGTCGCAAAAGAGACGGACTGATCTATCGTCCAGGTACTCAATTGCTCAAAGAGAACACCCCCGCATGCCACTGGCGTTGTCGGAGTGAACTGATTCCTCTTGCAAACACTCCACAAAACCTTAAGATGTTCAAAGACACCAATAGAGATCCAAATAAACGACGAGTTCCACCATTACCTCCGGGATGGGTGGCGGGACGGAAATAAGGACAGGGATGCCCTTTAAGCGTTTGAAGGATGCGACAGGAACCGTCGAGAACTCGGAGAGTTCAAGCGGTGACTCAGATTCTTCAATTATTCGACCAGCGATTCTTGTCCACTCGGGTCCCGAGGGAGAAGGCGTTACTTATCAATCAATGGATGGTGAGACCAAACCATTCGATGCTGATCGAATCAAACGTATCGTCGAAAATCAAAACGCTCTCTTGGAAGACATCGCTAAACAGTATGGTGGTTGGGACAAAATGCCTCCTGGTGCCTTTCCCCCTATTCTCGACACTCATGATCCTGATTCATCGGGCAACGTCTACGGACGAATGACCAGTAAACTTCGATTAGAAGTTCGTGATGTTCCTAAGGTTGGAAAAAATGTTGCGTGCGCCGTTACCGATCTTTTGTTTCTGGGAGCAGAGAATGTCCAGAAGGTGAAAGATGGTCGAGTTTATCACTTAAGCGTGGGAATTGACGAACTGGCTGATACCCTAGGGGAGATCAGTTCCGTTGTTGAACCCGCGGCTCCCGGTGCCATGCTCCTTAGTAAAGGCAAGAAAACAATTAAAGGAGACAATTCAATGTCTAAAAAATCACTTCAGGCATCAAAAGCACGCATGAGCAAACTCAGCGCGATGAAAGAAAACCTGACGAACATGAGTTCGAAGCTGGTTACCACCAAGGAAAGCGTTCGCTTGGCAAAAGCAGAAGGTCAAATTATGACCCGCTTAACTGCTCTTGCAAGAGCCGGAAAACTCACTCCCGCTGAAGTGAAAAATCTTAAAGGAAGCCAAGTCAAACACATGGCCGCACTTCCTCCCGAGATGCTCGAAACCGTCATGAAGTCTTACGAAGCTCTTGAGACCAAGGTAGTCATTGGTCAACGCGGATCTTCGGACGCTTCTCAGACAGTTGATTTTGGTGGAATGGGCAAAGAACTTGAACGTCGTCAAATCTCAAAACTGAAGGCCCAAGTTCGTGGCGAGATGAAAAAACTCGGCGCGAAACTTAAAGAAGATGGTGAAGACGACAAAGACCACGGCGACAAACACGAGATGTCTCATAAATTGAGCGACGAGGCTCAAGAATCTCACCGTGCTAAAAAAATGGGTGAAGAGCACGAAGAGCGTGGTCACGCTTCTCCCGAGATGAAAGAACATTTGGCAAAAATGGCCCACCACCTTGAGAAGGGTGATCTTGAGGGTGCCAAATCTTGCCACGCCGAAATGTGCAAAATGGCTTCTGAAGGTAAATCACTCTCTGCAATGGACGACGTTCATTCTGAAGATGAAAAAAAATCCATGGAAGCATTGGAGTCAGAGCTCGATGAGGTGAAAACCAATTTAGCTCGAATGGCCGGAATGGTTGATGAGCTCATGAGCTCTGAAGCCGAAGAAGGTCACGACTTCGAAAATGGCGCAGCCGGTGAAGAAGGCCACGCTGGAGCAAAAGCTTAAGTTCAACTTTTTTAAAAGGAGTTCAAAATGTCTCAACCCGAATTAAGAGATGCCCTGTTTATCCAAACGGATAGCCGCTCGAATTTTAAACAGATCATCGCCAAACGGCCTGATCTTACGAAGTTCAACGGTGGTCGTTTAACACCTTCTCTCGTTGGAACTTACCAGTACGCTGGTCTTGTTCTTGGTTTTGCAGCGACTGGTGCCGACGCCGGTTACTACAAAGCTTACAACTCTGCCAACACAGACGGATCACAAGTGCCCGTTGGTGTTTTAGCTGAAGACGCAAACATCGATGCAGCCGGTAACGGTTCAGAGATGAAGTGGATCAGTGGTGGTCAATTGATCCAAGGACTTTTGATCGGCTTGGATGCAAATGCGATCACTTTGCTAAAAGCAAATAGCTACACAGAGCAGGGCTTACAAATCTTAGATTTTTAAATTTTAATTAGGAGGCTTTCATGTCTACAGTTTTTGCAGCGGAGCACACGCGGGTACTTCAAGAAGTCATCCGTGAAATTGAAGTCGATCCCACGGAGTTTTTGGGAGTAAAATATCTCCCCACGGTTGAGATCCCTTCAACAACTGTGTTCGTGGATGTCTTGGAAGCCCGTGGCGGGATGGTCCAAGAGCACACGAAAGGTGCGGACCCCAAGGGTTCTCAACGTCGTCAATTCAGAACTCAACAATTCGCGCCCGGCGCGTACAAAGAGTTCATCCGTTTTGACGAACAGGATATCTTGAACCTTCGTGAGCTGGGTTTAAACGACCTGTCGAAACGTGGGATTCGTCAACACTTAAACGAGAATGCTCTCGTGTTGAACAACCGCATTGAGACTCGTATTGAGCTCTTGCGTTGGCAGGCGATTTTCAATGGAAACTACGTCTACGACGGTCGCACCATCAACTTTGGTGTCCCCTCGCAGAATCAGGTTTCTCCGGCGAACTCGTGGGGAATGGTCACAGGCGGTAACTACGTTGCCAACCCTGCGGCGACCCCTGTTCAGGATTTGCGATTTTGGACACTCGGTGGGTATAGCCCTTTCCGAAAATACAAGATCACAAAAATTATCATGAACCCGAACACCGCGCGAATCGTTTTGGATAACCCCAATGTTCAGTCATTGATCCAGTACCGTTTTGCTGCTGAAACCTACAAAATGCACGACATCAATGCCGTCATGGGTTTCTTGGTTCCCGGTTGTCCCCAAATCGAAGTTTATGGCGGTTGGTATCAGTCAGAGACGCAAAATGCGACCACTGGCGAGATCACTGTCGGCGACGCGATCTATTTCATCCCCGATGGAAAGATCTTCTTTGAGGCGAAACTTCCGGATAACAACAAAATTGGAGACATGGTCATGACTCTGAGCCTTTCAAACGGTTCAGTGGACAACCCCGCTCCCGGTAAGTTCGTCTTGGTTGACGAGCACATCGAAGACCGCAAGGGCAATCCCTATATCGATTTGATCGGTGGGTTCTACGGAGCTCCTCGCCTGAAGCGATATCAGGACGTGTTGACAGCGTCTGTCTAATTGATAGAGTCGCGGGGTGGGTCTCTCACCCCGTAACTCTTTTAAAAAGGATGCTGAACATGGCTCTAGTTAAAGTCAAATTTTTGAAAAACGTCACGACTCCAAACGGAACCTACAAGACGGGTGAAGTGATTGAGGTCGATGCTGATTTTGCAAAAATGATCACGACTCCGGTTAAATACTCGGACCGTGATGAAATGTTTGTGAAGGCGATTTTGATTGAGCCCCAAAGTTCGGCGGCTCCTCACGAAACAGCTCCCGGAATGGTGGCGATCCCGGTTGCCAACCTGACCGTTTCAGACATGAATGACTTAGGGATCAAGAACATCGTGAAAACTCCCGAAGACCCTGAGCATCAAAAATACTTGGAAGCTTCCGGAGCTCTCCCGACCGAGCAGAACTTAAAGACCAGGCAAAACCGACTGGAGAAACGCCAACAAGCGGCGAAGTCTTCAGAGTAAGGACTTTGAATGTTGGACCAAAAGTGTTTGATGTACACAACCTTTGACTCAGTCAAAGTTAAACTGGTCAACAAGGTCCAATTTCAGGCCGATCCCACACAACCCGTAGATGGCGAACTACCTGATGTTTTATTGACACAACTGGTTCGAGACGCCGAGACCGATGTCGAGCTCGACCTTCGGTCAAGGTACGCGATTCCTTTCAGGTCTATTTCGACCGGAACTTTTACCAACCTTCCCGATCACACTCAAAGAGCGATCAGGAAAGTGGTGGATCTTCGTGCTGAGTTTCTCATCATCGGCACTGACTTCGGCCGTGGTTCTCACATCAATGCTGAGGGCTACACCAAAACCGTGACCGAAAGATACGACCTGGAAATAGACCGACTTTTAGGTCGGGACAAAGAGGGTGAGAACTCTAAACACGACCGTTTCAGGTTTTCTCCCCCACTGGAAGATCTCATGTTGGCCCAAACAAACTCTTCGGCCGATGACGGTTACAAAGGCATGATCATCAATACCGACGGGGCCTGCCAAAACCCCGCTACCTACGCGGCACAGCAAATTAATGATCCTTCGAGGTCTTACCTCTCCAATCCGTTTCCGACGGGTAGGAACAACGGATGTTGAAGGTAAACTTGGACGGGCTCAAGGATCTCGTAAAGAGGTTTGACGATCCCGCTCTCAAGGCCGAGCTCAACAAGATCCCTTCGATGAAAGGGGTCGCGGCCATTATCTCTCAGGCCATCGCTGACAATTTTGAACAGGAGGGACCGGGATGGGCTCCTTTAAAGGTCGCCACACTTCGGGCTTCAGTAAAAAAATCAGTCATCAACAAAATGAAAAAGCGCTTCTTACGGGGAAAAAAGGAGAGCCAACTCAATACTTCGGAAAGGTCCTCCCTCAAAAGAAAGGTCGACTCGCAGCTCATCGCGCACGAAAAAAACGCCCGGACCTCTTCGAACATGAAGAAGTCGGGGAAGAATCAGATTCAAGCCAACCGGAAGATTCTTCAGAAGACGGGTCTCCTTAAAAAGACCGCCACCATCCCTGGCTTCACTGGATCCAGTGCTCCGACCAAAGGCGGGAAATCTGTCTCTGGGTCAAATTTGTACAGCATTCAAGGAACGAACCTAGTTTGGGGAACAAATCTCGTCTACGCTGGTGTCCATAACAACGGAGATCCTTCTCGAGGAATTCCCAAGCGTGAGTTCATGGTGATCAGAGACGCGTGGAAGGTCCAGCTCAATAATTACATCGCCGAGAAGGCCCTTCAGATTTTAACTCAGTTTCTTACTAAGGGTCGACGATGAATCCGGTGAATCCCAAAATCATCAACGGTCAGCAGATCAAACAAGCAACAATCGATGGTTTGTTTCTGTCGAGTCCAGGTGAGGATATCGTTCCCAAAACACTCCTTCAGCTCTCCTCAATCCCAGGATTCGTTGCACTCTTTGGCCCCTACATTTCAGACTCAAGTGGTAACAAAACGTCCAACCAACAACGCTGGGCTGATTATCAAAGGATGGACTGGTCGGTCAGGCAACTTCCGGCAATCAACGTGTTTGAGGCCTCCTCTGAAAACAAAGATTCTGACCAAGCCTTCCTTCGTGGCACAGTGCAGATCCAGGTTTTTTGGCCACCGAACATGCGCCGGGAAGACCTGGCCAGAGTGCCTGCAGCATTTAAGGGTGTGCTCGAGAACTTTTTCTCCAGCGATTACGTTGGGAACATGTTGGACGAGCTCTACTACATTCAAAGGCCAATGAAAGTTTATGGATTAAACGAATACGGAAAAACCCTGACATGGTCGCCAAACGTCGAGGGTATCGTCGAGGATGAACTGGTCCCTGTGACTATCCTTGATGTTCAGTACCGAATAGATTTAAGATCTTGGTACAGAGCACTTGAGTTCATGAGAAGAACCAAGGGTCAACCTTTTGAAGTGACCCTGGAACCTTTGGTGGAAATTTTGGGCGAGTATGACGGACTCGATCAAGATGAAGTGAGTCAGATTGTCGTCGCGGATGATTTTACAGTTAATACTTAAAGGAGTTTACAATGTCACAAACTATCGACACCATCGGCAACCGACTGACCCCCAGCGTTCCGTTGCAAATCACTTACGGAAGTCAGGCTCTGGCCGTCGGCCGAAAGTTTGCGACTCTCTTTGCCCACATGGCGGCTTCGGGTGGGACCGGAATGCCCTACCAGGTTTACAATGTCATCAACGTCGGTGACGCGGCTTCGGCTCAGGCGGAAGTTGATCTCGTGGCCGGATCAGGATCTCAGGCCGGAAAAATGGCCGCAGCTTTTGTGAAATCAAATCAATTGTCTGGAAATGCGAATTTCCCGGCATTCCGAATTGTTC